CGCGGCGTAGACCTCAAGCAACGCAGCACCGAAATTGGTGGCTCTGTTGCTGAAGGGGTCGCGCAGGGCGCCACAGATTCCGCCGCCACAGCTGCCGGTGCAAAGAGCTTTGCCGATAAACTAATTCCCGCCTACAAGCAGGCCTTCCGAATCAAGAGCCCCTCCGGCGAGTCAGAGGAGAAGATCGGCGTCCCGATTGGGCAAGGCATTGGACTCGGCATTATCAAAGGCATCGAAGGCCTGAAAGCAAGGGTACAGCTCGCAATTAAGGGCGTAACAGCGACGCCGGGCAGAGCCGGCCTTCCTGCCAGTGTGGGCCCCGTCTCCGATGTAGCTGACAAACTCCAATCTTTCCTCGCCCGCTCTTCAGCTAAGACCTCCGCCTTCCTGCCCCTTACCCGTCTCATGGGCGAGGGGGTCACAGGCTCAGCAGCTCTGCCCTTGGCGGCGTACCGGCGTAGCTACGAGAGAGGCGGCATCGTATCGCCTTCATTCCTGCCCGCCGAGCAGCGCCGAGGCCTCAGGGGAACCCCTGGCATCCCTGGCGCGGGCCTTGAGGAGATCATCCGCGCTGAAGCATTCAAGGCCGTCTCACGAACCGGCGCCTTCGTTGGCCCGCTCTCCGGTCCACAAACCGCAGGGGGTGCTATCGCCTCCGCCTACAGGGCCGGCATCTCCCCTGGCACGTTCCAGCGGCCCACCGCCTCGGCCGCCTCGCTGCCCCTATTTGGCGCAGCTGCACAGCCTGCCCCGCTGCAGCGGACCATGCCCGGCATGGCCTACCAAATGGGAGGCTCGCAGTTCGCCTTCCCTACCGATGGCCAACTAGGGGCTGGCCGCACCCAATCCTTCGGCCGCGGCGCCGCTAACGCTTCCGTCACCGAGGCCATAAGCACCTACCGCAAGGCAGTAGACAACTTCTGGAACGGAGAAACTGGCTCCTTCGAAACGATCCGCCGTGTCGTTAGCAGCGGCGCACAACTGTCCGCAAGCAAGCTGGCCCGTAACCTGTCAGAAACTCGCAACACCACCGCGGCACTAAGCACTGCCGCCGTGCAGCTTGTAAGCGTTCCCGGCGCCGCGTTTACAAAACTACGCGCCGGGGTAGGGCAAGAGCTGTCAGAGATAAAAGCGACGCTAGGAGAGGTCGTACAGAAAGACCTCAATTCAGTCCGCAGCGGTGGTCAAAAGCTGCGTCAGTCGGTTAGCGGAATCGGAGGCGCAATACGCAACGCTGTCTCGCCGCTGCTTGGTGGCCGGTACGGCTACCTAGACAGAGAGATGGAGCAGTTTGAGCAGGGGTTCATGCGGCCGAGAGTAACCGGCGGCGCCGTGCCCCCTGTACCACCAGTACCCCCTGGAGGCGGTGGTGGCGGCCCTTCCCCCGCAGCTAATAATGAGTTCACTAAGCTAAATGCAACTATAACCCAATTTGGCGCACTAAGTCGGCGTAGCGTTACTGACATAAGACAGCTAGGTGGAGCACTTGATGCACTCAAAGCTGACCTTTCACCTGTTGACGCAGAGTACAGACAGGTAAACAAGAGCATTGAAGCGCAGCAGGTCTTAATTGAGCGCGAGCTGGGCAGGCGGGAAAGGCGTCAGCGCCGCGCCCCTTCCACCGGCCAGCTGGTCCAGGCCGGCGGCGCTGCCATAAGTGGCGGCATTTTTGGTGGTCCCGAGGGCTTCTTTGGTGGCGTAGGTGGCGCGGTCTTGGGCACCGCGTTGCCGGGCATCGGCACAGCGGGCGGCGCGTTCGCCGGTGCTGCCGCTGGTGCGCAGGTTGGCATGTTCCGGCAGCAGCTGGCCGGCACCGCGGACTACGCAGCCAGCATCGGCAAGCTGCAGATCGCCCTGCGCGGCGTAGTTGGCAGCCAGGCGGCCTACGACCAGGCGATCCGCTCTGCGGCCGCGGCCACCCGCGACCTCAACATCCCGCAAGAAGAGGCGACCCGCGGCCTCACCCGCCTGAGCGCCGCCGTGATCGGTGCCGGTGGAACGGTGGCCGACTCCAGCTTTGCCTTCCGCGCCATGAGCGAGGCAATCAAAGCAACAGGCGGCAACGCCGAGCAAGTCGACGGCGCATTGCTAGCGCTAACCCAGGTCTTCTCCAAAGGCAAGGTCAGCGCAGAGGAACTAAACCAGATCGCTGAGCGCCTGCCTGGCACGTTCACCTTATTCGCCCAGGCCGCCGGCAAGACCGGCCCCGAACTGCAAAAGGCCCTCGAACAAGGCGAGGTCGGCCTAAACGACCTGATGAAGTTCCTTGACCTAACAAGCAAGCGCTACGGCACCACCGCGCTTGAAATCGCTGGCTCGTCCCAGGACGCAGGCGCCCGCCTAACCGTGGCGTTCCAGGCAATGCGCCTAGAGGTCGGCAAGGCGTTGCAGCCCCTAGGAGCTGAACTCCAGGGCGCCTTCGCCGCCTTCATAAGCGAGATCACCCCCGCAGTAGTAGGCAGCGCCAAGGCACTCGCCGCAGCACTCAGCTTCTTCACTACCAACGAGGCCGTAGGGGGTCTAGCCAGATTTGCGCTGCAAATGGGCGCAGTTGCGCTGGCTCTCAAAGGCCTACAGGCAGCAGCTTCCGGCCTAACCGCACTCAACATAGCTAGCTGGTTTACAGGCGCTGCTACAGGAGTCAAGATAACTGGAGATTATGCAGCTGCAGCTACTCCCAAAGTTGCAGGATTTAGAGGCGCCTTAGTTGGACTGTCTGGGGTACTAAAAAGCCTAGCCGCTATAGGTGTAATCACCGTAACTGTAGACATCTTAATTAAAAACTTTACGCAACTGATGGCGGCAAAAGCCGAGTTAGAGAGACTTAAAAAAGAGCGCAATCCAGTTGGTGATGCCGGCCCTACACCCATTATGACGGCTGAGCGCCGCTTTACAGGTGCATCGCGTGAAACAGTTACTGCAGCTGTAGAGTTCCAAAGAAACACTGCAGCTAGATTGCGCAAAGAGTTAAAACCCCTTGAGCAAGTAAGTAAATCGTTTTATGTTCCGTCTTTGTTTGCCCAGCTAACAAGAGCGCAAATAGACCTCAAAAAGCAGCAGATTAAAAACGCCGAAGAGATAGCAAACTTAGCCCCAAGTGCCTTCAAGCCTCAAGCACAAATAGATAAAGAGCGTGCAGCCGCTGCCACCAATTTCCCCAGCCCTGCAGGCGAAGACACAAAAGACAAGGCTGCAGAGAAAGCAAGGCGAGATGCTGCAACCGCTGCCGCGGACCAGCAGCGCTACTTAGAGAGCTTCATGCAGCAGCAGATTCGTGTTGCTGACACGGTGTTCCAGCACCAGCAAGACCTGGACCGCCAGCGCTTTGACCTGCTCAAGGAGCTGACCGACATCGAGGCGCAAAACCGCATCAACAAGCTCTTTGGTCCTGAGCGCGAAGCTGCAAACATCCAAGAGCAACGCCGCCAACGCAGCCTCGACTACGAAAACCGCATCCTTACCGCCATGAACGCTGTGGCAGCCGCCCAGCAAAAACTAAGCGGCGCACAGCAAATGGCCACAGTAACCGCCGGCGCCGGCTTGTCCAGTAGCACCGGAGTACCGAGCATTGGAGGTTTCACACCTCAGCAGCTTAGCAGCGCAACCACAGCGGCTTCAAAGTTCACCGGCATTGCGAACATGTGTTCGGAGTCGGTTAAGGCCTTTTACAAATCTCTCGGTATTACGCTTCCTGGTGTTACGGCATGGGCGGACACCGTAAGAAAGTCAGGCCAAGTAATGACTGATTGGAGCAAGATTCGAGCAGGCGATATTGTCGCAACCGGCCGACCAGGCGACACCCCACACGTCGGCGTCTATACCGGCGGAAATAACGTTTTCCATCAATCGCGCAAACGCGGACTTACTGCAGGCAACTACCCCGATCTTGATTACTTTAGAGGGGGGTATTTTGTGCGCCCTACGGCTGCGGCCGGCGGCCGTCAAGCCACCGGCGTCGCCGCCCAGCAACGCCGCAACGTCACAGACACAGGCGACGTTGCCCTAGCTGGCCTAGATGTAACACAAGCGGAAGCTACTCTTGCAAACCTAACTGCTCAAAGAGATAGGTTTAACGCCGCCTTTAATCAGAAGCAAATAAACGCACTTACTGCCTCGCTAACTACGCAAAACAACGAACTCGAAAAAACCATAACCCTGGAAACCAAGCGCTTCGACCTCGTACTCAAGGGCTACTCAGAAGAGCGCATCGCTCTAGAGCAGAAATTCGATCAGGCACGCATTGCGCGAGACGCCGCCCTGACCGGCGTAACCCCAGGCGACGAGTCTCAAGTGCTCGCCATAAATACCGCCTACGAGCGCCAAATCGTGTTGCTACAGCAGCTGTACGACGCTCAAACACAATTCAACAACAGCTTTGGCGCGGGCTTCCAGACCGGCGTTCAGCAATACGTGCAATCTCTCGGCACAATGAATCAGGCCGCCGCACAACTCACCCAAAGCGGCCTTAAGGGCATCGAGGACACCCTATTCAGCCTCGTAACCACCGGCACGGCAAATTTCCGCGAGTTTGCCGCCGAAATACTCAAGCAGAGCGCACGCATGATCCTGCAGCTAACTATTCAGCGCGTAATCATGCAGATACTCGGCGCCATAGGCGGCGGCGGTGCTTCGCTTAGTCCTAGTGCGCCCGGCGGCGACTGGATGGGCGCAGTAGGCCGGATGAATCCCACCTCGGACTACGCCATGGGTGGCGCCTTCGCCAAGAACAACATCGTCCCCTACGCCATGGGCGGCGTCGTAGGCAAGCCGACCCTGTTCAAATTCGCTAACGGTGGAACAACCCGCACCGGCCTTATGGGCGAGGCCGGCCCCGAGGCAATAATGCCGCTCAAGCGTGGCGCCGACGGTAAGCTCGGTGTGGCGAGCAACGGTAGCGGTACAACTAACGTCGTCGTCAACGTCGATGCCTCGGGCAACAGCCAGGTGGCCGGCGACCAGAACCAGGGCGCCCAGCTCGGCCGCGTAATCTCCCAAGCGGTTCAAGAGGAGCTAATCAAACAGCGTCGCCCCGGCGGCCTCCTATCGGCGTAAGCCCCGCAACAGCTAATGCAAGTCTTGCCCTACCTACCTAGCTTCCCGCTTAGTGAAAGCAGCCAGCCTCGCGCCAGCCGCACCGCATTCCCTAGCTACGAGCAGCGCACCACCTTCGGCATAAACCCGCTGCAAGACACGTGGGACCTCAGCTTCAGTGCCCGCACCGCTGCCGACCGCAACAACATCTCCGCCTTTCTAGAGGCGGGTGGAGGCAGCGAGCCTTTCCAATGGACAACCCCCTTCAACGAAACTGGCTCCTTCATCTGCACTGCCTGGGAAACCAGCCTCGACTCCTGCTTCCTCAACACGCTTACGGCGAAGTTTGAGCTGCAGTACGTGCCCGGCGGCCCCAACCTGACGCTTCCTGCAGCCCCCTCAACCGCCTTCAGTTACATCCCCGACTACGCCGCAGCCAAGTCCTACGAAACCCAGTCCCGCACCACGCAGTTTGGCGACGGTTACAGGCAGCGCATGACCTTTGGTCTGCGCCCCCAGAAGGAGGAGTGGCGCCTCGCCTTCAACAATCGCACAAACACCGAGCGCGATCTAATTCGCAACTACCTCCGCGGCGCCAAGGCCGTAACCGCTTTTGCCTGGACCGACCCTATAAGCGCCGAGTCCATCAGGGTCGTGTGCGCCGAGTGGAGCACGCAGTATAGTAACTTCAACAACAGCGCCATCCAAGCGACCTTCCGCCGCGTGTACGAACCGTGACCGTACCAGTTAGTGCGCTACAGGCGTTTGCACCCGGCGCACTTATCGAGCTGTTTGAGCTGGAGCTAAACGCAGCGCAACACGGCGTAAACGAAACATACCGCTTCCATGCTGGCGTCAACGCAACGGGCAACAATGGCGACATCATCTGGAATAGCCAAGCTTACATGCGCTTCCCCCTTGAAGCAGAGGGATTTGAGTACAGCGGGCAAGGACAACTACCACGCCCTAAGTTGCGTATTAGCAACATCTTTGGCACCATCACAGCACTAATTCTGACGCTGCCCAATGGGCTAGAAGGCGCCAAGGTAACGCGCATCCGCACCTTAGGCCGCTACCTAGACGGCGCAAACTTTCCAGTCAGCGGTGACATCCTGCTAACAGAAGATAGCTTTGCATTGTTGCTGGAAGATAGCAGCTCTATATTGCTAGATCCAACCAACCCAACCGAAGACCCTACAGCAGAGTTTCCACGCGAGATCTACTACGTTGACCGCAAGGTAGTTGAAACCCGAGACGTTATCGAGTTTGAACTAGCAGCAGTATTTGATCTAATCGGCGTTCGCGCACCAAAGCGTCAGTGCGTCAGCAACGTATGTCAGTGGAAATACCGTGGCCCCGAATGCGGCTATGTCGGCAACGCATACTTCAACACCAACAATCAGCCCGTGACGACACTGGCCGAAGACGCTTGCGGCAAGCAACTAAGCAGTTGTGAGCTGCGCTTTGAGCAGCAGTACCGCACTGGCTCAGTAACAGCTGGCAGCAATATCCTTACGCTTACGCAGGCCAGCTCATTCAGCGCTGGCGATCCAGTCACAGGCTTTGGCCTGCCCGCTGGTACGACCGTTGCAAGCGTAAGCGGCGCCCTAGTGACGTTGAGCCAGAATGCCACCGCCAGCACCGGCGTGGTGACAACTGGCACGATCCAAGGCAACTACACCCAAATTGTCGTATCAAGCGCCACGGGTATTACCCCCGGCATGGCTGTAGTGGGAAACTACCTGCCCGCCAATTGCCAAGTAGTCGCGGTTTCAGGCACTACGGTTACGCTCAGCTCAACCGTAGACCTTACGCAATTTTTTACAGTAGTTGGATCTGCCGGCGGAACTGCTTACGGAGCATCAGTCTATTACCCTCAAGCTACGTCGCTTTCTGTTGGATGGTTTATAGCTAGTAGCTTGCTGCCTCTTAATCGCTATACACAAATAGGAAATGTGCGCAGTGTTACCCGAAAAGGTGTATCAGGAAGAAATACATTTGTTACTAGGAATACCGTTGCCGACCTAACGCAAAATACTGGGATACGCGATCAAACCGCCACTTGGACTTTTTACATTCCCACTGGCATCCCATCAGCCACCTATACATTCTTTGCAACTAATCAGTCCTACACATTCAGGGCCAACGCAAACCTACCGTTTGGCTCCTTCCCTGGTGTCGGCACCTATACCACATGACCTGGCAAGACAAGGCGCTGGAACACGCGCAAGCTGAAGACCCCCGCGAGGCGTGTGGCCTGCTGGTCATCATCAAGGGCCGCAAGCGTTATGTGCCATGCCGCAATCTTGCAGCAAGCCCGAATCAATTCTTCCTGCTGGACCCTGCTGATTGGGCGGATGCTGAAGACCAAGGCGAGATCGTCGCCATCGTGCATAGCCATCCCGTCACGCCGCCAACGCCATCACCGGCGGATCGCGCTGCATGTGAGGCCAGCGAACTGCCGTGGCATATCGTCAACCCCAAAACCGGGCAGTGGGGCGAATGCACGCCATCTGGCTACAAGGCGCCGCTAATTGGCCGCGAGTGGGTGTGGGGCGTCCACGACTGCTGGACCCTCACCCGTGACTGGTACGCCGAGCATGGCATCACGCTCCGCGATTGGGAACGCTGCAACAACCCTGACGACTTCCAAGCAGAGCCCTACTTCGATAAGTGCTGGCGCGACACCGGCTTCCGCGAACTGGAGGAAGATGAAGAACTGCAGCACGGTGATGCACTGCTTATGGCCATCAACAGCACGGGCCTCAACCACTGCGCCGTCTACCTCGGCCATCAAGAAGTGCTGCACCACATCCAACATCGACTAAGCGGACGTGACTTCTATTCCGGTTGGCTCCTAAAGTGTACGGGTAGGAGGTTGCGTCATGTTGCGTAAGATCAAGCTATACGGCAAGCTGGCTAAGTTTGTCGGCCACCGCATCCTTGAAGCCGACGTAGCAACCGCCGCTGAAGCCGTGCGATTCCTAGTTGCGAACTGGCCCGCGCTGGAACGCCACATGGCTGACCAGCATTACCGCGTAAGTGTGGGCACCTACGACCTCGACCTAGAAGAGCTGCACGACCCTGCCGGCCAACAAGAAATCAAGATCGTGCCCGTCATGGCCGGCGCTGGCGCAACAGCCAGAATTATTGCGGGTATCGTACTTGTGGCGTTTTCGCTGTTGCTGCCTGGTGTCGGCGCTGCAATTGGCGGCGCTCTTATGACAAAGATTGGACTTATCGGCGGTGCGCTAATCATTGGTGGCGTAGCCCAGCTACTTACGCCAACACCAAAGATACCCACTGGACCTGACACGCAAAACGATCCGCGCAAGAGCTACAGCTTCAGCGGCATTCAAAACACCAGCCGTCAAGGCGTACCGGTGCCCATCGTCTACGGTGAAACCATCGTCGGCAGCGTGGTCATCTCCGCTGGCATTGACACCGTGCAGGTGCAGGCATGACCATCATCGGCGCAGGCGGCGGCGGCAAAGGCGGCGGCGGTGCTGCTCGCACCCCAACCACTGCAACCGACAGCCTTGACTCAACTCAGTACGCCCAGGTCATTGACCTAATCAGCGAAGGAGAGATCGCCGGCCTTAAAGACGGGTTCAAAAGCATCTTCCTTGATAACACGCCGCTGCAAAACCCAGACGGCACCTTCAACTTTCAAAACGTCACGATCTACACGCGCAATGGCACACAGAATCAAGATGTCATACCTTTTGCTGGTGTAATCGAAGATGAACGCCCGGTCAGCGTAACGGTCCGCAACGATGGCCCTGTCACCCGCACCATCACCGACTCACAAACCGAAGCAGTCCGCGTCACCATCACAGTGCCGCGCCTGGAGCGCATCACCAACGAGGGCGACACCGTAGGCGAAGCGGTCCGACTGCAGATCGCCATTCAATACAACGGTGGCGGCTTCACTACCGTCATTGACGACACCATCGCAGGGCGATCAGGCGACCTGTACCAGCGCGATTATCTAATTGGCCTAGCTGGCACGTTTCCGGTGGATGTCCGCGTCACGCGCATCACTCCTGACAGCAACGACCTGCGCACGGCAAATGAATTCTCTTGGTCCAGCTACACAGAAATAATCTACGCCAAGATTGCATATCCCAATAGTGCATTGGTTGGCATCCGCATTGACGCCGAGCAGTTCAACAGTATCCCCAGCCGCAGCTACCGGGTACGGGGCGTCAAGGTGGTCGTACCCAGCAATGCAACCGTTGACCAAACCAACGGCCGCATCACCTATGCAGGCGTCTGGAATGGCACGTTTGGCGCTGCCCAATGGACCAGCGACCCTGCCTGGATCTTGTGGGACTTGCTGACCAGCACCAGGTACGGATTCGGTGAGCACATCACCGCCGCAAGCCTAGATAAGTTTGCATTTTTCTCGGCCTCGCAATATGCATCCGAACTGGTGCTCGACGGCTTCGGCGGCTACGAGCCTCGCTTCTCCTGCAACTGCAACATCCAAACGCAGGAAGACGCATACAAGCTGATCAACGATATGTGCAGCGTGTTTCGCGTGATGCCCTTCTGGGGACTTGGCTCGCTGACCGTCGCCCAAGACAAACCAGTAGATCCGGCCTACCTGTTTACGCTGGCGAACGTCACTGAGGAAGGTTTCAGTTACAGCAACAGCAGCCTTAAGACGCGACCCAATGTTGCTGTAGTTAGTTACCTAGATCTGGAACTACGCGACACTGTATTTGAAGTAGTAGAAGATGCTGAAAACATTGCCAAGTACGGCGTAATTAAAACTGAAATTAGCGCCTTTGCCTGTACCAGTCGCGGTCAAGCACGGCGCATCGGTGAGTGGATTATTTATTCCGAGCGCTACGAAAACGAAACCATCACATTTACAACCAGCGTTGATGCCGGTGTTGTGGTACGGCCAGGGCAGGTAATTGAGGTAGCCGATCCAGTCAAGGCGGGCGCAAGACGCGGCGGGCGCATCTCTGCCGCAACCACAACAGCCATCACAGTCGATGACGCCACCGGCCTAACGGCATCAGGCGCTCAGCTCTCTGCAATTCTGCCCAGCGGCGCCGTTGAGAAACGCACGGTTGCATCCATCGCCGGCAATGTCATCACGGTATCAAGCGCATTTACCACTGCGCCAAACGCAAACAGCGTCTGGATCTACGAAACCAGCAACATCCAGCCTTCAACGTGGCGGGTACTAGCCATCCAAGAGCAGGACGGCATTAACTACAGCGTCAGCGCACTCTCTTATAACGCCAGCAAGTACGATTACATTGAGCGCGACCAGCCGCTACAGCAGCGCGACATAACAGACCTAAACATTATTCCCGAGCCGCCAACTAATCTAGCCGCTACAGAAGTCTTATACGATGGCGGCGGCATTGCCAAGAGCAAGCTTGTCGTTGATTGGCAGCCAGTGCTAGCAGTTAAGGATTACAAAATACGTTGGCGCTTTGGTTCCGGCAACTGGAACATCTTCACGGTTTCGCGGCTTGACTTTGAAATCCTTGACACATCCCCCGGCGTTTACACAATTGAGGTTTATTCAATCGGCACAAACTTAAGAGCCTCGCTGCAACCTGCACTACTGACATTCCAAGCATTTGGCAAGACTGCGCCGCCCTCGGACGTAGTAGGCGTGAGCATCCTTGCAATTGACGAAGCAAGCGCCATTATCAACTGGGATCGTGCTAATGACCTCGACGTGTTGCTAGGCGGCAAGGTGCTAATCCGGCACAACGTCGCACTTGTTACTCCTACATGGGAAAACTCACAAGAGATTGTCCCAGCGGCAGCAGGCAGCCAAACGCAAAAGCAGGTGCCCCTTCTCGAAGGTAGCTACCTACTGAAGTTTGAAGATGACTTCGGCAACCGCTCTATAAATGCCACTGCAGTAGTAGTAGACCTACCTATACCGCAAGCACGCTTTGCGGTGAAGACATACGCAGAGGACCAAGAGACGCCGCCCTTTAGCGGCAACGTCACGGGAATGTATTACGACCCAGAGCTAGACGGTATTGTTATTGACTCTGGGCAGCTCATAGACACCCTGGCCACAGACGGCAACTTCGATGCTCTTGCGACCATTGATGTTATTGGCGGCGTCAATCCTGCCGGCGAGTATGAGTTTGGTAGTTCATGGGATATGGGCAGCGTTTTTGACGTAAATATCAGGCGGCGTTTTGTGGCGCGGCCGATTCTGCCTGGCCAGTTATTTGACGACAACACACTGCTAATCGACGAGTGGCCGCAAATTGATGAAGACAATCTTGACAGGGTAAACGCAGAGATGTATGTGCGCACTACCAACGACGACCCTGCTGGCACTCCCGTCTACGGCGACTGGAACCAGTTTGCTAATGCCATCGTGCGCGGCAGAGGCTTCCAGTTCAAAACCATCGCCACCTCAAGCGATCCTTCGATAAATATCCTGATCGACGAGCTTGGCGTGGAGATGGAGCTACAGCTATACACTGAGCAATCAGCAGTGCTTACTAGCGGCGCCAGCACCTACACCGCCACCTTTACCAATGCCTTCTACCAAGCACCCAATATCGGCATTACGGCTAATAATATGGCTACTGGGGACTTCTTCTTGATCACCGCAGTGACACGCTTTGGCTTTACAGTAGAATTTAAGAACAGCGCTGGCACATCCGTGAGCAGACAGTTCAGCTACACTGCCGTCGGCTACGGCAGGGAGATCTAAGCAGTGGCACAGCACGACTACATCATTTCCAACCAGTCAGGCGCTGCTTTCCGCGCTGACTTGAACAACGGCTTGGCTGCAATTGTCAGCCAGAACAGCGGCGCCGCCCAGCCCAGCACCACATACGCCTATCAATGGTGGGCAGATACAACCACTGGGTTGTTGAAAATCCGCAACGCCGCCAACAGCGCCTGGATCACCGTCGGCAGGCTGGCGGACACCAACCTCGGCCTGTTGGCCCTAGCCGGCGGCTCAATGTACGGCGCGTTGCTGGCCGACGTTACCGGCACTGCTGCATTGCCTGCTATTGCATTTGCCGGCGACCCCGATACCGGCATCTACCGCAAAAGCGCCAACACGGTGGGGTTGGCGACTGCAGGCGTTGAGCGCATATTTGTCGATAGCACTGGCATCCACATCAGGGAGCAGGGCGATCTGCGCCTTATGGATATAGACAGTAGCAACTGGGTAGCACTTCAGGCGCCGGCAACAGTTGCAACAAACCTAACGCTTACAGTCCCAGCCGCTGACGGCACCGCCGATCAGGCGCTGATCACTGACGGAGCTGGTGTGCTCAGCTTTGCCAGCCGCAGCCGATTGGTGCGCGGCACTGCTGTTGCAACTACTAGCGGCACCAGCATTGACTTCACCAGTATCCCCAGCTGGGCTAGGCGTATTACGGTGATGCTTGACGGAGTTAGCACCAACGGGACAAGCCCAGTTCAGATTCAACTTGGCGACTCGGGGGGCGTCGAGACCACTGGTTACTTTGGTGACGCTATGGCTATAACTGGGGCCGCCTCCGCGTACGCAGCGTACTCAAGTGGTTTTGTGTCCCCAGGGTCTATTGCAGCAGCGTCAAGGTTTGGATTTTTGACACTTGTAAACAGCGGCGGTAACACATGGATTGCAAGCGGAACAGTTGGCGATAACGCAACGTTTGCCGGAACATTCCAAGGCGCTAAAAATCTTTCCGCAACGCTTGACCGCGTACGCCTTACCACCGTCAACGGCACTGACACCTTTGATGCCGGTCTTGCCAACATCATCTACGAGGGCTGATCATGAACCGCATTGAAGTCAACGTTCAAACCGGCGAGCAGCGCACAATCGCCCTCACCGATGCGGAGATTGCTGAGCTGCAAAACCGCCCGCAGCCTGAACCACCAGTGCCGCCTACGCCCGCCGAAAAGCTAGCCGCCGCTGGCTTGACCGTAGCCGAGTTGCGGGAGCTGTTGGGTCTAGATTGATCGCAGTCCGCCGCAAGCTACGGCGTAAGCATGGCTGCTAAGTTTTACACCCTCAACACAATCCATGGCTGACCGTAAGATTTCAGACCTGACAGCACTGACTACACCAGCGTCGGGTGACTTTTTGCCTATCGTTGACATCAGCGAAGCAGCGGCCGCCACCAAGAACAAACGCATCACCATCGAGGAACTGATGCGCGGGATGCCTGATGGCACCGCTGCTGCACCCGGTATCGCCTTTGAAAACGACCCAAACACTGGCATCTACAGCCCCGGCGCAGACACCTTGGCATTTGTTGAAGGTGGTGTCGAGGCCATGCGCATCGACAGCTCCGGCAGCGTGGGGATTGGAACGAGTAGCCCTGTGACGTTGCTTGATATTTCAGTAGCGGGGGGAATGGCAAGGATTGGAAGTGGCAGTGGTAACAATTTGATTCAGGCTTATACAGGCGCTGTTGCTATTGGTATGTGGGCTGGTGGAAACCCTAGGTTTTACTCAACTGGTGGCATGATTTTTTCGGTCAATTCAACAGTTGGTACAAGCGCTCCCACTGGATACGTCGATGCGATGACCATCGACAGCAACGGCAATCTCTTAGTTGGTACGTCTAGTGCGCGTTTAATTAGCAGCGCATTCTTAGGTGGTGGAGGTGCTATTGCAGAGCTTCAAGTTGAAGGAACTAATCTGGCGATGGGAAGCTTTGCTTCAAATCGAAATGACGGCTTTGGGCCATATCTTGCTCTGGTTAAATCCCGTGGCACAGCAGCCGGCTCTTTCACTCTTGTCAGCAATGGGGACGGTATTGGAGCTTTAAGTTTCAATGGCACAGATGGATCAGCAGCATTAGTTGGAGCCGCTATTAGTGCATTTGTAGACGGCACCCCCGGCGCTAACGACATGCCAGGACGTTTAGTGTTCTCCACTACGGCAGACGGAGGGTCTAGCCCTACTGAGCGGATGCGCATCGACAGCTCCGGCAGGCTCTTGGTTGGTACATCTACTAGCACTACCAGCGGCGCTGGATTTACGCCAAGCATACAAGTGGCGGGAACATCAGTATTAGCTGCTGCTTCTATTGGTCGCTATTCAGCAGATGTTTTTCAGCCACAACTACAACTCCAAAAAAGCAGGGGCGGCATTGGCGTTCAAACCATTGTTTCCAATAATGATGCATTAGGGGATGTGTCATTTGAAGGTAGTGATGGCACAGGGTTTAAGTCGGCCGCTGCAATCAGGTGCGAAGTAGACGGCACCCCCGGCACTGACGACATGCCTGGTCGTTTAATATTCAGCACTACTTCCGACAGAGCGAGTAGCCCGACGGAACGGATGCGGATTACGAGCGGCGGCAACGTAGGAATTGGCACTACTAGCCCGACCGCACTGTTAGACGTAAACGCTGACACCGTGCGAGTGCGCACTGCCCGGACACCAGCATCTGCATCTGCTACCGGCGCTACCGGCGAAATCTGCTGGGACGCCAACTACATCTACGTCTGCACGGCAACAAACACATGGAAGCGCACGGCAATCAGCACATGGTGATGTCTACCGCAAGTCGGACGGCACTTTAATGATCACTTACTAAACACGCTAGCCCCAGCTACAATTCACTTATCCCCACCTGACCAATGCCTACTACCACTGAATACACCTGGGCCGTCGCCCAGATGGAACGTTACACCGCTGACGGCATCGTTTTCACGGTCCATTACACCGTGGCTGCCAACGACGGCACCTACGCCAGCTCGGCCTACGGCTCCATCGGCCTAGAGCAGCCTGAAGGCAACATCATCCCGTACGCCGACTTGACACCTGAAATAGTCATCGGCTGGGTGCAAGACAAGCTTGGCGGCACCGAAAAGGTGGATGAAATTGAAGCCGCCTTGCAGGTGCAGATCGACCAGCAGCGCACACCCACTACTGCTCAGGGTATGCCGTGGCAGTAGACTTACACCATGATCGAAGTCGTCGCGGCTATCGCTGGAGCATCCATCAGCGTGGCTGCGATGGGTGCTATGGGCTTCGGTAGGCGCAACGATGAAGCGCGTGACGCTGTGATCCGCCTTAGCACAGCGGTGGAGCATATAGCAACACAGCTAGAAGCCATGCACAGCGACATCCGCGACGACCGCCGCGAAACCTATACCAGGCTGAATAGCGTTGAGCAGCGCGTCAGCAAGCTGGAGGGCAGATGAACGAACGCAGTTACCTACTTCGCTGCCTAGTAGCGTTACTGGGAGTTGGCATCACCATTGGTGGTATCGACCTTGCGGCTTGCCGTTTCCGCACACCAAATAATTGTGACCCGCAGTCTTCAGCTGTCTATGCTGCGGTAGGCACAGCCGCTGGTTGGATTGGCGGCATCCTCACCAAGTCACCGCAATGACCAAGATCTTCCGCACTGTTGCATTAGAGCTGGGACGCACCTTGCTCAAGTTGGCGATGGATCGCGCACTTCGCAAAGAGTTGCCCGCGATTTTCGCCAAGCTCGACATTGAGCTGCCATCTATGTTGGTAGATCACGCCCAGCCACTAGCGGTGCAGGCTGTCGTAACTGACGCCATCGAAGCAAAGCTCGGCCACACCGCTACCGCCACCCAGGTGAGCGCCGTGCTCGGCCTCTACGACCCCATCAAGGCTGCCCTCCGCAACATCAAGCGATGACCGCCGCACCGATCACGTTAGAGCAGCTGTTCCGTTTCTATCGAAAACTGCCACATCAATCGGCCGCGATTGAAATGCTGGAACAGGATTTAGCGGTAAACGGCTACGCCGTGGCCATGCGCCGCGACCGGGCATGGTTCCAAACATGGAGCCAAGACGGCAAGCAGGCCGACCTAGCCGCAGCGCTGAAGCTAATCAAGGAGTTTGAAGGCATACACCTCGATTCCTACGCCGACCCGCTGCACGGCTGGGACGTGGCGACCATCGGCTATGGCACCACCCGCTACAGCGACGGCCGCAAGGTCAAGCAGGGCGACAAGATCAACGTTATCGAGGCAGACATGCTGCTCCGCCAGGAGGTGGACCGCATTGCTGAAAAGCTGCGCGCCTCAATCCCCGCATGGGGCGAGATGGCCGATCATCAGAAGTGCGCACTGATCAGCTTCGCCTACAACCTTGGCAGCGGCTTCTATGGCGCGCCAGGCTTTGAAACCATCAGCCGCGAGCTGCGCGAAAAGGACTGGGCTGCAGTGCCTGCTGCCCTGCTCCTCTACCGCAATCCGGGCACCAACGTCGAAGCCGGCCTCAAGCGGCGCCGCATCGCGGAAGGCGCCCTATGGACTGGCACGCAGCCACCCCCGCCGCCACCTCGCCCCGCCAAGGTCAAGCCCAGCGACCCGTTTAGCACCAAGCTGTCGCAGCACTTCACCCTTGGCGAGTTTGCCCTAGGTGAGCCGGCCCGGCGCTTCACCGCTCAGCATCAGGTGGACACCGCCGTCGAGCTGGCGGCATTTCTAGAGCGCGTGCGTACGGCCTTCGGTGGCAAACGCATCACAATCACCTCGGGCTATCGGCCTGCAGCCATCAACCGGGCCGTGGGTGGCGCCAGTTCGTCGGAGCATCTTTATGACGCGCCGGGAGTGGGGGCTGTTGACTGGTACGTTGACGGCGCAGACATCAACGCGGTCCAGTCATGGGTGGATCGTGAATGGCCCTACAGCGTCGGCTACGGCGCACCTAAGGGTTTTGTGCATCTGGGCTGTCGTCAAGGACGCCCACGTGTACGGTGGGACTACTGAGCCTCTACCTATTTCGATGGTTCCTGAGCTTCCGTTGGCTAGGCAATTGGAATGCGAACTCAAGGTGCGATCTCTCCAAGAGGACGGGCTGAAGGAGCCGCAAAGCCTCCTCAACCTTGCCGTCTCCCTGGTCCGCCAGAACTACAACCTAGAGCACGCGGTCCTCACTTCCCTGGCCCGCATAGGTCACTTGCAGGTCGAGCTGGCCCTCGCCTCCGACCCAGGGTCGCTGCCTCCCATAGACCAGCGCTACTACGACATGACTAAGCAAGTGCTGGATAGTGTTACGCCTAAGCTTTGCGACTAGGCGGCGCTAAGCGGTGTCACCTAGGGGTACACTACGCTTACCCCCACGCAACTTATGATCTTACCCGATACCGAGATACGCCACCTATGCGAAGAGTACAACATGGTGGAGGGCTGGGACGCTGACCTACTTAACCCTGCAAGTCTCGAC